ATACCAAGCTGTCTAGATTTAAGAGTAATAATAAATTGATTATCCTTAAATAAATGTAGTACTTCTGACTGGAAAGGGTATAGATTAAAAAGAATTCTACCTCGAGTAGGGTGCTGGATATGACAGTACTTCTTCATGAAGTACGCCGGATCTTTAGCGCACTTGATGTACTCTTGTGCGATTATCTTCTTTATGTCTTGTGCCATAACTATTTATTAGCCAAAAATAGATTTAAAATCAACTGCGATTTCTCCTCCTTTTATTTCTACTAATTCCAGTAGATTTGCTTGTTTTAGCTTATCAAAATCTATATAGAAAAAATGAATACTACCTTCAAATAATGCACTTGCAATATACCCTTCATCTCCTGGTTTTGTTTTAAACTTACTCATAACCATTCTAGATAATACTGCCTTAGCAGCATTTATAGGGCTGTCAGGGTTTTCTAATTCGGTTCCTAGTATATCTATTTTTTCTTTTATATTTCTTATTAATTCAAATTTTTCTGCTTCTTGAGACAGTAGTCCTGAGTCTTTTACTTTAAAAATCTCTGTAAAGGCTTGGAGAAGTTCTCCAGGATTAAAGTTTGTCGAAGTAATAGCCTTTGCTTTACTTTCTAAATTTAATACCTTAATCAACGAATGAAATCCAAATATAATATTAAGTAATCTAATATTTGATTTTTGACTAGCAAACTTACCTAGCTTAATTTTACCGCTGTGTTTTCCGTACGCTTTTACTTCAACTCTCTTCTTATCGATCATTAAATCTGGATTATCAGATCCTCTGGTATCGTATGTGGTAAGAGGTGTTTTTTGATGTTGATATAACCAGTATATACTTAATTCTCCAGGTCCAACTGATTGATCAGGAGATAATTTAAATATTTTTTTGTAATTTTCTAAATCTTTAGGATCTACTTCCACAGTATCTGATCCAGCCGGAACAGTATATTTACCGAATACCTCAGGTATCTTACCTAAAGATTTAATGATATGCTGGTCATATTGATTTGATTCCTCACTAATAATCTGCTCTTGACTACCAGCAAGTTCATTTATCAAATTGTCTAATATAGCTTTATCTTCCGGATTGTTAATATCCGGCACTCCTGATTTAGTTCTCCAGGACCATTCTGTATATAGTTTATCTGTGACGTTCATATTATGCTTCTGGTTCTTCTCCTGCTTCAAAGTCTATTTCTTCTCCTCCAAGATCTTCTCCTCCGCCGGCTTCTTCACCCCCTTCGGCTCCTGGTTCAGTAAAGGCTGCTTCTTCTCCGCCGCCTCCTTCTTCTCCGGGGAATTCTCCTCCGCCTCCTCCCCCTCCGAAGTCAGCTTCACCGCCTTCTGCTTCGCCTTCTTCACCGGCTCCTTTTAAAGGTGCTTCTTTATAAAGTCGGGCAAGTCTATCTAATGCCTGCTGAAAGTCACTGATTTGACCTAGAGCATAATTTTTGCCTTGGATCTGAGCAGTAAAGTTTTTACCGGTCCATTCTAGGGTGAAATCTTGGCCGTTTACAAGATTGACTCTAAAAGAGGTTGGCTTAGGAGAAATCCAGTCAATTGTATCAACAAATTCTTTAAAGTCTTCTGTCATCAAGCGAACTAAAGTTGCTTTAAGAGTAGGAAACTTTTCAAGCATTGTATCGGTTGCATCTTCTAGAACTGTTTCTTCTGATGCTTTTTCATCACCGATTGGGTCTTGAGGTACCGGCTCTTCAGCCTCTCTTAAAAGCTCGATGTATGACTGTTCGATTATACTTTTTAATTGACTTACTTTCATAATATTTTAGTTATTTCTGCAGTGATCTTTTCCGGTCAAAAATGGTCTTTTACATTTTGTGCCTTTCACATGAACTCTACCGCATTTACCGCAACAGGTTGCTTTTTCTTCTTTTACTACTTTGGTTAGAGGAGTTAATTTACCATTTACCATCTTATGAGGAATACCATTCTTCATAATATACTTTCCTGGTTTTTTAGGCTCTTGTGCTTTTAAAGTAGCTTTTAGTTCTGGGTTCTTTTCAGTACCTTTTGAGATGGTTTTGCTTCTACCTTGTCCGGTTCCAAATCCGGTTGGTTGTGCTTCTTGTAATCGAGAAAAGAAATCTTTAGCTAATTGTTTGTATTCCTCTACTTCATCTTTATCTAAATACCTCAGTGTTTTTGTATAATAGTACTTTAGATCATCAAAGTAAAGTTTAGCACCCTTAGAAGCTTCCTGCATCTCTTCCTTTCTCTTACCGAAAGTTTTATGAACTAAAGTATCTAATTTTTTATGGAATTTTTCTTCCTCTTCAGCTGAGGCTCCTTCTTTTCTTTCAAAGTACACATCATCGTCAGCCATATCAATTACTTCCATAGCTTGATTTGCTACTTCATCACTATAGCTGTTATAAAAGTCTTTAAAGAGAGAAGCTGTAGCAGATCTTCCGCCCATTACTCTAGCACCTTTTATGCTTGCATATTCTATAGCTGCTTTCTTTAGTTCTGGATCTCCATTAAAATAATGGTTTACAATCTGATCTATTCTTTCTTCAAAATCGTGAGTAACAGCTTCGTTAACTCCTTTTTTACCTTCTAAAGCTAACTGGTCGATGGCTGGTTGTTTTTCTTCAAACTCTAGGTAATGCTGTGCTTTTGAAATGTAATCTCTTGCAAGGATTACTTTTGATTGCCACCAATTCGGGAAATCAACTTCCGCATCCATTTTGTCGTATTTGTCCAGCTGCTTGTAGAGCTTAGCTGCATAAGTAGCAATATCGTAAGCATATTGTTTTAGCATATCCGGTTCATCATCTTGATGTCCTACATCAATATCTCCTCCATTATCGTGAGAAACATTTTCTCCTTTAAAGTTCGCAATAGCGTCAGCATAAGGTACCTTCTTCCCTGTTTTTAAAAACTCTACTTCCCAAGTAGTTTCATCTTCTAGATCGTGTTTATGAAGTTTAACTGGTCTGCCGGCATAAGTTGCTCCTTCTGCAAATAAGTCTAAATTTGTATCTACTACCTCAATATCGTTAGCTCCAAAATCTTCTAATACATCGTAGGCAGTTTGCTCGTCGGTAAAATAATAAACATTAGATCCGTTAAACATAACTTGTTTAGAATATTTATCATCTAAGATTCCAATAGCCTGTCTTGCATCTCTAATAGCTACTTCAATGTAGAACATTCCTTCTGGTGCTTCAGAAAGTTGAAGTTTGATTCCTAATTTTTCAGCTGCTTTTTCTAATTTAGGTTTGATATCTGCTCTATCGTTTCTGCCTGCTCTTTTGTAAATATCTAAAAGAGTTAAATATTTTTCTCTAGGAGTTTGTTCTTCGCTAATTTCTTTATTGTATGTTTCTTCGTCATGTCCTTGCTGAGTAAGTGAAATAAATTCCATATCTCTAGATAGGTTAGCTTGTAATGGAGTTGAAAATCCATTATAACCTTGACTAACGTAGTTATCTAATTCTTTTTCTGCATCATCAGGATCTTCCGTATATTTTAAAATTATGTTAAATAATTTATCTAAATATTGATCGTTACCGCTTTGCTCGTTTAGAGCCTGAAAATGCTTTAGAAGATTATTTTTAATCACATCTACATGAACAATAGCTTCCCCGGATGGCTTAACTCCTACATCTCCAATTTCTTTATCAAAAGAATAGTCCACTAAATGAAGAGTATCATCGGTAATATAAAAAGAGAAATCATCTTCAAAATCATTTTTATACTTAACGTAAATATCAAACGAGTTAGGTTCTATATTATGAGCTTTTACCGAGTCTATTTGATCCCCGGCTTCTCTTAAAGCTCCAATTAATGCTTTTCCTACCTCTTTAGCGATGACTTTAGTTTCTTCTACACTAAATTGGATACCTTCCTGCTCATCCATCTTACCTACTAGCTTAACATTAGTTCCTTTTTTTGCTAGTTTTTCTGCTTCACCTGGGTCGTCTGTAGAAACTGTTCCCATTTCTGCTTCTGATAAAGTTTTAAGCTTGGCCGAAAGTGCTTTTTTAACTAAAGATTCTCTCAGTACTTCTACTTTATTATTAAGTTTCTGTATTTCTTCCGGAGACATATTTTTTACTGTACCGTCTTTTATCTGAGATAGAATGGTTTCGCATTTAGATAAGCGATCCTGAATTTCTTGATAAGTCATTGATATCGTTTTAATGTAGCTATATAAATAAATAGATTAATCTTCCCAAATAACGTTTTTAAAGTTCTCTGGTGATAGACCGAAATAGTCTGTTCTCCATTGGGTTTGGTCAAAGAAATTTAAATCATACCATTGATCTTTCTTTTTCCAGAGCGTTTTAGCTACATCATCCCAATCCAAGTTAAGTACAAACTTTTCAATTTCCAACTTTTTTTCTATTACAGCCTCATATTCAAAAGAATCCCATTCATAATGAAATACTTCAAATACAGCATCTTTTGAAACATAATCTATGGAAATATCTATTCCCCATTTAGGTTTCATTTTAATAAGCTTATAGAGCATAGGATTTTCTTTAGAATAAAATTCTAACTGATCTAATGCCTGTTCTCTAAATCCTTTTCTTTCAAATAAATCTGAGTGGTTAATATGTGCTCCTTCTCTTTTATCCCATACAATCCAATCATATCTTAGGCAATCTTCATGTCTTCTTTCTATGGGTTTGTATCCATTGTAAACTAAAAAAGCCTGCTCGGCTTTTGTTAAATGATACCCATTTTGGTCAAAGAGATCTACACAGTTTGGATCTTTTAAAACTTTTACATCATCAGTAGCATTTGTAAAATATGCTTTACTGTTTAATGAAGTGTTAGCTATTTTCATTTCTTACCTGCTTTCATATTAGCACACCAGTGATACATTTTTCCTTTTTCACCGCCATACTTTTTAGCTTTTGCTCGTAGGTCGGTTACCGAACCTTTACATGAGGCACCTGCTCTCTTGACTCTGCCGGGTCTAGATTTTCCTTTTACTTTACCGTCAGCGTAGTTTTCTTTATTTAAATGAATAGCAGTTAATTGTTTTTCAGCTGCTTTTTTTGTAGAATGTGTACCTAATCTTTTTCCTCCTTTTTCAGGATATACAACATATTTACCATCAACCTTACGGATGGTTTCTCTTATAACCTCTCTAACTATTTCTGTTAGTTCTGATTTTTTCACTGAACTTCTGCTTTGATTTTATCTACATGACCTTGAATATAGTTATGCTCTTCTTCAAGACCCATCATTTTAGCCATATCCGTAATCTGGGCAGCTACTGTTTCGGCTGCAAATAGATCAGCTTCTGTAGCTCCTCTATCTAGGGCCATTTCTTCCATAGCAAATAAAGCATCTTGAAGCTTGGCAGTTCTAATTGCAAGATCCATATCCTTTACTTTATCTTCAATATCTTGATATAAAGTTTTAGCTCCTGGGCACATATGGTAGTGCTTGGTTTGATAATCTCCAACTTTTAATTCTAGGTTTGGATCTGTTTCATGCTCTTGGAGCCTGTATTGCATTATTTCTTTAAATCGTATCATATTATTTCTTTTTCCAGATTTCACCTCTTCTACATCTAACTACTGCTCCTGAAGCATAAGCCGATGGCCAGGTATCATATTTTTGTTTTGCAATTCTTGTACAGCGGTCGTCTTTTTCAGTTACAACTTCCCATACAAGTTTTTCTATTTGTTCTCTAGTTACTTTTGCTTTTTTTGTATTTGCCACAACTTGTTTTCCTTTTTTACCAGCTCTTTTCTTTTTAGCAGCTGTAGCAGCTCTTTCTGCTTTTGATAAACTTTGTGCTTTTTTTCTAGGTAAGCATCGGTCTGGGGTTTTCTTATTTTTAGAAGTACCGCAAGGTCCGGCTATGTTTCCGGCTGAATCAATTCTAACCCAATCTTCTTTTTTAAACCAATCACGGAGAGACTCTTGAATTAACTCTCTCATGAAAGCGTACATATCAGATGATATTTTTTTCTTTTTTGCCATTACTGGAGTTGAGATAACATTCTAATTATTAACCCGGCTAAAATACCAAAAATTATCCACAGAGCTTTAGACACTCCGTCTTTCCACCTTTTAAGATCCTCTAATTCTGCTAGCTTATGCTGAAAATCTCTTTCATTAGCTTGCATAGCTCTCCTAAAATCGGTATTTTTATTTGTATTTACAATAACTCCATTATCTGGGTTTAATAGGGTAAACTTCAAATCAGACATATTCTCTTTTAGATCTTCTATGTCCTTCTGCATCTGCTTCAACTCGCCATTTGGCATAGCGGTTTTAATATGTTGAATCTCCGACAGTAGCGTTGCAAGGAGGTCTTTTTGGGTCATTAGTAGGGTTTAAATATAAATATACCTACTTTATGTGTTCTGAAAGTTGAGTGACGTAGTTTTTGACGTTATCTAAAATTTTCTTTTTCTCTGAAGAGTTTGATTTCCAGTCTTCTATATCTCCAGCCTCGGTTACATAACTATCACTTGCGTTAACTAAGTCTATAGCCCACTGTTCTACATCATGTGCAAAGGCTTTCATATTACCTTGCATCATTCTCTCTTCGTACTGTTTATACAGACCGGCTTTACGTAAATTAGCTTCCATCTCTACTGTGCAAGGATCAAAACAAAACCCATGAATCTTGTACATTTTTTTGGCAAGCCAATGCTTCATTGATCCTCCGCATTTTGGACAGGTTAAAGGAATGCGAATGGCTTTTTTGGCGGCATCTAGTTTTGTAATGTTCTGTTTAATGCCGTTTTTAATCGTCCATTTTTTGCCAGACTCTTCCCAAACATCTCCTTCTCTATGGCGATCAGAAGCTTTTTTATAACCAGATTGAGCTTTAGTTTTAGAAGTAAAATCTTTATTAACTAGATTTCTTACTCTCTGTACGTCTGATTGTTTGAATTCTTTTTTAAGTAAAGATTCTTTACTCATAACCTAGTTCTTTTAGTTTTTGTATAACTGAGTCTGCATCTCCGTCTTTGCATCGAATTGCAATTCCTCCTTTAGCAGCCCATTCATTTATATTAGATTTTTTGTCGTCTATTAAAATAGAATTTTCATTAGCATATCTTTGTTTATCTTTTGAATATGCAAATATGACTTTTGGCTTAGGATTTAAGTTATTTTTTACCCATAAGTTTTTTCCTAATCTAGAACCGTCATCTCTTGAAGGAGAAGTTAAAAGATCAGGTTTATATGGAGAAATAAAATCCCAAAGTTTTCTACCTTGAGGCATCCAATCCATTCCTACCCAAAATTTTAATCCTATTTTCTGATCTATCAATTCCCAAAAGGCTGGAGTTCCGTACTGTTCTTCATATTGTTTTGGAGGCATACCAGCATAGTGATCAAATCTCTTTTCAAAATCTGTCAATACTCCGTCCATATCACAGTAAATTTTATACGGAGGTACTTCTTTTTGTTCCGGTAGCGGATATGCTTCTAATAGTTCTACGATGCTTTTTTCCATATTTTTTTCCAATTTTCTTCTTCATTATATGCTGCAACCTCGTATGGATGACTTTCATAGTCATGACCCATATTGTAATACCTTGTCATCCAGGAAGGAGACTGAAGGTAGTGCTGGTACTCATGAACGATTGTTCGGATAAGTTCTTCCAGACTTGTAATGTTTTTCCAGTATACCGTTATTTCGTTTAAAAGATAGCAGTACTCTCCTTTTACATCCCCAATAACATCATTACTTATATATACATATGGTGTTGTTGAATGATGTTTTGAGTTTCCGTAGCAGCTTTCTACTACAGGTAAATACTTTTCAACGTGTTTCTTAATATCTTTTCTTGTGACTACGGGTAGAGACATAACCTTTTACTTATATATCTAAATATAAGAAAAAACACTCGGAGTTACAACTTTTTTTAGGAATTTTTTAAAGAATCTTCCCAATTTCTAAAGGTAATATTTCCTTCTAGATACGCCTGTTTTTCTATTTCAAGCAATTGATCGTCTTCATTAGTATTAGTAGTTCCTATATTCCCTAAAGTTCCTTCTAGATTTTGTTTATGATGAATCATTTCATGAGCAAATGACCTCATAACATCTTTAGGATGCCTGCCCTGTACATATAAAACTACTTCTTTTCTATTTGGATCGTAATATGCTGTTCTTCCAAAGAAGTTAGTTGATTCGGCTACATCTCTTTTAATCTTTACTTCTGGTAGAGGAACAATATTCATTCCTTCATCGATCATGTATTCTAAAAGCGAGGCCATGTAAGGAGTATAGTCAAATCCAACTACCTGCTCTTCTTTATTACTAATTCTGATATGGTCTTGATTAAAGGTAATATCAAAGTATTTATCTCCGATTACGTTTAGAAGCTGTTTATAGACTCTAACCAGTTTAGCTCTATCTGCAGAACGAATCACGCTTTTTGGGGCTGTAGCTGTACCGGAAGATCCTTCTTCTATAGTGTCTTTTCCAAACCAACCATCAAAAAGGTCGCCTAATTCGTCTTTCATTGCCTCGGCAATTATACTTTGCTTTAACATATTAATAATATTTAAAATCGATTGTCTAGGAAGTTCTGCTGGGAAGAAATCTGTTATAGTATCTAAATTTCCTGATAGGATAGCTTTTCTAAAATCTGTGGCTCTTACTCCACTTTGTCCTCCTGTACTTCCTAATGCTAACCCTTTTACGTTGTCTGTATTTTTAAAAGTACTAATTCGTCTAAGATCTGGTAGATCTTCTTCTGATCTTATTCCGGTGATAGCTAGAAATTCTTCATCGGGATTTTCTTTTGCAAAATCTTTTGCAGCAAGCATTGGATTAGGAGCAGAAATAATTTCTACATTTCCAGGCAAAAAATTAGAATATACTTCCCAAACTGCTTTTGATTCTTCAGGAGTAATTCCATTTCTTACACCTCCTCCTATAAAAATAACTACCTTATCTATTTTTTCGGTAGGAGTTTTTTCTGTAGAAAGAGCCTGTATTCCTTTTTCTTTAAAATCCTCCAAAGAATAAATTTCTCCTTTGTAGGTATTATTTAAAAGGCTTTTTACTACCTCAAAATGGCCTCGGTGGGGTGGTTTAAATGCTCCTGGATAAAGTGCTATCATGCTAAAAACGCTTGTACTTTACTTTCAATTTCTGATTCAGAAGAGTGTTTTAATTGTTCTTGAAATTCTTTATTGGTGATCATATCAGCAATATTTTCAATTACTTCTCTTTCTCTTTCCTTATTATTTTTATAACGTCTTTCTATGGTTGCAATTTTACTTTTCATTTTATCGTCACCAGGTCCGGTTCCATTTTTGTCGTAAAATTTAACCCAATATTTTTTTAACTCTTTTACCATTGACTCATTCTCTCTGTCAAAGTCGATGTTTGCCATTTCATCGTTAAAAGCCTGAATAGCTTCTTCTGATGGTAGTTCATAATCTGAACGGAAGGTAGAACCGTAGGCTTCTTTTCCGCCATGGGTTTCCATGTATTTTTCTAAATAATCTGCTACTGCTTCAGGACCTCTTTCTGCTGCTTTATTAAATTCTTCTATTTCTTTGCCGAATTTATCTTGTCTTAAATTAACAAAAAGGGAAAAATTATCTCCAAGCATCTGTTTATATTTTCCAATTAACTGGTATACATTTCTCCAGGTGGAAAATACTGCTGCTTTTGGTACTCGTCTTTCTCTTGAGAAGTTAGAAATAAAAGAAACCATTGGGTGGGTGTAAACCATCACCATGAAAACCTCATATCCTTTATCTAATAAGTTCTGTACTTTAGAAGGATTAGATGCTGTAGTATCCCAAACAAAAGATTTACCCGTTTCCGCGGCTGCCTCCACGTCTTTGTCCACTTGACCGCTGGCTGCTGCGAGGTTGTTGTGGAACGGATGACTGGGGTCTTCTACGTACTTGTCTGGGTTGAGCATTGGTAGGCTGATTAGGTCTAACTTGTCGATTAGGTACGACTTGCCTGCTCCAGCTCCTCCGGCCATTACTACGGCTTTGGGTTTGGTTTCCTCTTGTTCGAGTATAAGATCTAGTAGTTTGATCATTTCTAGTTAAATTACTTCTTCCTCTGTTAGTATTATTATAAATAGAGGTTGTTCTACCTCTAAGGGGTTCTCTATAAGTATACGATGGTTGGTTATAATTCCAATTGTTCCAATAGAGAAACGGTCTATTCCAGTAATAATACGAACTAAACCACCAATCTCCATACCCAAAGCTGTACCAATATGGATTATAAAGCGGGTCCCAGTAGTTATAAAATCCGGTAAATGGTCCAAATCCTCTCCATCTATTCCAATAAGGTCCGGTATTGTAAAAGTTTATACTGAGATCAAAATCATCTACCGGTTCGTGTCCTGTGGTTGTAATTGTAGAGTAACTTCCACATCCACTTAAAATACTAGCAGTAAAGAATAAGATTAAAAGTTTTTTCATAGCATTGAAATAAATTCAAAAAAAGCTACTTGTAATCTACACCAAAATATTTTTAGCTTTTTCATAGTTTTAGACTGGTCGGGTAACTATTATAAATAGGTTCCGTAACCGGGTTTTCTAAAACATATAGCTTGTAAATAGTCTTAAATAAATCAAAATTATAATCAATCTCATCAATAACTTTAATCTGCCAACCTTTCCCTTGATATACTCCAGGCTTATTTGAAGCCGATCTCGTACTAGCTTTCAACCAAATAATTCCTGTTCTATCTATCTTTATCCCTTTAACTTCTTCTATGGCTTTTGCATATGCAGCAAGCTGTAAATTATAAGCTCTGTGAAGAGAGTTAGAGGTTTTAAGATCTAAAAGCCAGGTTTCTCCATCCATTTTTACAACTAAGTCGGCGGTCCCGGCATACTTGTACTTATCTGAGAACACAAATTCTTCGGTTGAAATTAATTCTGGTTTATGAGTAGACCAAAAGTCATAAAATTTTAAAATCATCTCCCAAACGATTTGAGAGTATTTTGCATTTCCATAATCATCCATCCAGGTAACTTCTTCTCCTTTTACTAGAGCTTCGGCTGCTTCATGAACCTGGGTTCCTTCTTTTCCAGCTTTTGCTAGAATAAGATCAGCATTATGTCCTACATCTTTTAGCCAGTTGTCAAAAAATTTATTCTTTGGCATGTACTGTAAAATTGTAGTCACAGAAGGGTAGTATACCCCTTCATCTCTTTTATAAACTCTTCTATCAAGAAAATTTATCTGCTGTAGATTAGGTTTAAAATCTAATCTGTTTTTTGAATGTTCTTTTAGTATGTTTGTACCTTGACGAATCATAAGGCTTTCATTTTGTGCATCATTAGCCCGGTTAGGTCTAATTCTTCTGCTGATTGAATAAGTCGAGTAAAGGCTTGAAAGCCCATCTCGCTAGGATCTTTTTGTTGTAAATCTACTAGGAAGACCCTTTTGCCTAAACTTAAAAACTGTTCGCAATATTTCAATGCTTCTTTTTGAGCATCTTGATCTAATGCTATATAAATGTCTTCCACACCGGAAGTAATAATCTTTTTAAGTAATGAATTTGAAATATTTTTTCCTAGGATAGGAATAGCATTTCTACGAATGGCCATTGCATCGAATGGACCTTCACATAAAATAATTGGCTGATTCCAATTAATTAAATTTTCAAAAAATATTATGTCTCTGGAAGTTTCGGGGTTTCTGTACTTAAAGTAAGCTCCCTCATATGTTCGGCCAACAAAATAATTGAGCCTATTGGACTCAGAATAACTTGGTATAATAATTCTTCCTCCATAGTCTCCAGTTGTTGTATATCCGACATTATATTTAATAAAATCATTGTCGGTAAGTCCTCGTTCATATAGGTATTTTCTTACTTTATTAGCAATAATTGAAGTTCTGGATGCTGTAGCAAGAGGTTGAAATTCTTTGGGTAGCTCAACTACTTCATCTGCCTTATATAAATACTTTTGACCTTTCTTAACGTACTTTAGAACTTCTTGGGCTTCTTCTTTAGGTACTTTAAGCTGCTTGAGCAGAGAGAAAATAGACTGTCCTTTAGTTTGACATACCCAACATTCCCAGAAGTTTTTACCCTCCTCGGTAGTTGCCATATTAATCTCCAGTTTAGGTTTACGGTGATTACAAAATGGGCAATGAAAAGCGTAGTTATCTCTTGCTCTTTTGTGACTTTTGCCTAATATATTCTCTACCGACCCTAAAAGAAAGGTGTATTCCATATACAGTATTTACTGTAATAAGATAAGAAAAATATTTTATATTAGCAACTTATACGTCAACCATCTTAATTTTACCGCTCTTTGGATGAACCATAAAATTATCTTTCTTAACGTCAAGTTCGTCTGGATCTATTCCTAAATTAGATGCTTCTTTTTCTAAAGCATCCATAAATTCTTCAGGTATTTCCCCTTTAAATTCTCCCATAACCTCCATTGTAATGATACCTAATTTTTCTCCTAGTCTTTCGACATCGTAGATATAAACAAAATTATTTGTTTTTTTACCTTTAAGTATTTCTGCGTGATCTAATTCAATTGGATCGGTAGTGACTTTTACAGCCTTTCCTTTTAAAAGATATACTGAACCGTAGTCTCCTGAGTCAATATATTTTCCTCCCTGATCTTGTATTTTATCTATTTCTCGATTAAAATCAGGATCATATTCTAGCGGACCTTCTAATATGATTTGAGATAATTTCATATTTTTAATCTACATCTAGCTCATAGGCTTCAGCATTAATGCCTTTTGCTTTAAGGGCCTGTATAACTTCTTGTACTTCAGAATATTCAGGAAGACCTTCTAGAGGAAGATCTAGTCCAGTAAGTGCTTTGATCACTTCCGGGGCCTGTTTACGGTAATAATCCTTACCGTCGATCTTTAATTTAGAAAAATCTCCATGGTTAGTATATATAAGACTTATCTTATCAATATTATCGTTGATTCCTTCGTTGAGTATGATGTCTGTTAATTTCATCTTCCTTGTCCTCTATAAGCTTTTTTGTAGTTTCTACTACTTTTAAGCTTTGATGTTTTACTTTTAGAATGCACTCCCGGTCTTTTAGTTTTATTGCCTGGAGTGTAATTTCCTGTAACTAGTTTAGCCAATTTTAATTACTTTAAGTTTTAAATCACCGGTGCCTTTTATCAATCTATGATATACACCCTTTCTAATAAATAGTCGTTTTAAACTCTCCGGGTTATTATTATCGTACTGAAATTTCCAATCAGTTTCGTGTAGGGGTTCGATAATACGGTCTTCCTGGTCTCTATGCCATACAAATTCTTCTTCCGGGGTGTTTTGAGTAAAAGTTCTTACTTGGCCTTCCTCGGTAAAAGGTAATTTATTATTTTGCATCTGTACCTGGGTCTTCTAGGTTTTGAATATAGGCATCAACTAATCTACTTACAGCTTCTGGTTTTTCATCTGCTTTAAATTTTACCTTTATTTTAGCCATTCCAGATTCGTTAGTATTGTATCCGGAATCAACTTCGATGCCGTTGATATTATGATCATAACCTTTTTTCTTAAACACTCCTAAAAGAGATTTTTTTAAACTAGATACTTCTTTAGCACTGTCCCCAAAAATTAATCGAGCAGAAAATTCTATATCCAGTTCATTCAACCCTATAGAGGAATGATCTGCTAATATAAAAAGAGGTACGTCTAATTTTTTACCTCCTACATCGAAGGTTTTAATTTTAGGGGTACCATCTTCATTAAAATAGTTTCGAATAGCATTAATATGCTGTCTTTCACTAATTCCTTGAGCTACCATGGCGGCCTCTAAAAGACCGCCTACTAGCTCTTCTATGTTTAATCTTGCCATATAACTTTATTAACCGTATAAATAATATACGAAGAATATTTTTAATTACCTAATTATTTGTTAGGATCCTCAGTCAAAGGGATAGGTGATGGTTCTAACATTTCATTTAAGAAATCAGATAATTTAAGCATACCTTCTGTTGGAGGTAATTGCTCAGCATGAACTTTTACTTCATATTTAGCTGAGTTGTCAGTGCTACGAGT